TCCTCCCCACTATATACATAGGGGAGGATTAGTTCTCGCCCGCCCGGGCGCCCGCGGGAAGTTCCCATGAACGAAACGGCAGAAATAAAGGATAAATGTCTATTGACATACAAGCATTTGCGTTGTAGTCCTGAAGATAGAATGAGAAAGGAAGGTACCTATGGACTGACTAACGTTATTAATCCCAGTAAAACTCGCTATTGTTATACTTATAATAGTAGTAGTATTGAAATCTACTTGATGACCTGCTGCGCCCGGGCTTCCAGGCAAAACACGGCGTGAGTAAAAGTTATCCACAACAAATAGAAAGAGAGGATTTACATGACACCATTTTTCTGATATAATACTAACATGTGTAGCTGGTAAAACACAGTTAAAAAAAACAGTGTATAAATAGGATGGTCACAGAAACGTAAATTCCATACCTTGCAAAAGGTCTAAGCTGAAATACTGGAAGTAGTATGTTAGTTTTATTTATATAAGAGTAAGTAATGGTTTCGTTAATGCACGTTATAATTAAAGTACACCCCATTATGAAGAGGCATGGTAGTTATATCCGTAAGTCCTCTTCAAACTCCCAAACTCCTCGTTCCAAAACTTTGAAGAAGAGTACCTTCACAGTTTGTGGCCCGGGGGCTCAGGCACTCCTCGTCGAAGTCATTAAATAGTTATCCACAATTTAATTGAAGTGGCTATATCAATAGTTATAGTTCTATGATACTCAATAGATAGAAATAGAAAGGATATAGAATGACAAAGAATGAATTTAAAGACATAGTTCAGAATGGTTTCTTCAGTTGTAAGTGGGTGAAGAATGATGGAACAGTAGGTAAGATTAAACTAGGTGTACTTGGTAAGTTAGGTTATCGCTTTACTAATGAACAACAAGTAATTGAACACCCTAATTATGTACTAGTATTTAGAATAAACAGTAGAGCAAAAGAAAACTTTAAGCGTTGGGCAAATGTAAACCCCAACACAGTCTTTGAAGTTAATAAACAAAGTTATCCACAATGAACTATATTATGTTCATATTAGCTATATCAATAGTTTGGTGGTTTGCTATAACAGTTGTATTAAACATTTAACAAAGGAGAAATAGAATGACTAATAAACCAATAGATAAATTTGCTGACAATGTAGAACAATCAATAGTTCCTGTTACATCACTTAACAACATAGATATAACACCAGTATTCAATGAGATAATAGAGTATGCCAAAGACCAAGCCGTAATGGGTGACCTTGAAGCTACTATATCATCTGTTCCATCTAAAGATAGTTTAGATTGGAAGCTGATTAGTGGCGTACTTATGAACTCAACAGTTGAATGGGTTGTTGAGAACAAAGGTGATGACTCTACTAATTCAATGGACTTGATAAGACACTTACAAAAAGATGTAGGTTATTTATTACAACGATTAGGTTTAGCTGGTTAGTCGTCAGCTATTTCTCGTGGGGTAGAACACAACATGTGGTTTCATCTACCCCACATACTAGATGTAGTGGCTGTGGATAACCTGTGGATAAGTCGCCCGGGACACCCGGTTTGTTGCGCGCCCGGGACTTAAACTCGGTTGGCCTATTCGAACCCCCTACACCCCCTATATCAAAACCCGATTTAAACTTTGGGTTTACACTGTTTGAGAGTGACAATCTGTGAAAAAAACGTTATAAAAAATTATAAAAAATTATTCATTTTGGGGAAAAAATGGCTATTTCTAGTAATTTTGATAAGTTAGATACACAAAGTTTAAAATTTCTGTTAAAAGGAGAGCTCCTAAAGCAGCAAGAAGGACGCCAACAGGACTTTATGAAGTTCGTAAAGACAGTTTGGCCTGGTTTTATTGAAGGAAAGCACCATAAAATTTACGCAGAAAAGCTAAACCGCATTGCAAGTGGGGAATTAAAGCGATTAATCGTAAATATGCCTCCAAGACACACAAAATCGGAGTTTGCTAGCCATTTGTTTCCTGCTTTTTACATGGGAAGGCATCCAAAGGCCAAGCTCATTCAAACCACACATACTGGGGAATTAGCAATACGTTTTGGACGTAAAGCTAAGAATATGATAGAATCAGAAGAATATGAAAAAGTTTTTCCTACAGTTTCCTTGGCAGCAGACTCAAAAGCTGCTGGTCGTTGGGAGTCGAATCACGGCGGTGAGTATTTTGCTGCTGGTGTTGGTGGTGCTATTACCGGTCGAGGCGCTGATCTTCTTATTATTGATGATCCTCATTCTGAGCAAGATGCGCTATCACCTCATGTACTTGATGCTCATTATGAGTGGTATACTTCTGGTCCTCGTCAGCGTCTTCAGCCTGGTGGTGCTATTGTATTAGTAATGACCCGTTGGTCTATAAAAGATTTGACGGGAAAACTTCTAGATGCACAAAGTAAAGACCCTATGTCTGATCAATGGGAAGTTGTAGAATTTCCAGCTGTCATTAATGACAAACCCATGTGGGGAAATTTTTGGAACATGGATGGTTTAATGGGAGTAAAAGCTTCCATACCTTTAACTAAATGGAATGCGCAATGGATGCAACAACCGACAAGTGAGGAAGGTGCAATCATAAAACGTGAGTGGTGGAAAACATGGGAGAAAGAAGATATACCAAAATTAGAATATGTCATACAAAGTTATGATACTGCATTTAGTGCCAAACAGACTGCCGATTATTCAGCTATAACTACATGGGGTGTATTTACGCCCGTGGACGGAGAGCGGACAGCCTTGATCCTACTGGACGCCAAGCGTGGCCGGTGGAACTTTCCGGAGTTAAAAGCCAAAGCAATGGAAGAGTATTTGTACTGGGAACCGGAAGCCGTTCTTATAGAGGCCAAGGCCAGCGGACTTCCCTTAACACATGAGTTGCAAAAATCTGGAATACCTGTTATAAATTATACGCCCTCAAGAGGAAATGATAAACATTCGAGGGTAAACAGCGTAGCCCCACTCTTTGAGTCGGGAGCGATATGGGCGCCCAAAAAAAAATTCGCTGAAGAGGTTATCGAAGAGTGTGCAGCTTTTCCTTTCGGTGATCACGACGATTACGTGGATTCTACCACGCAAGCCTTAATGAAATATAGACAAGGCTATTTTGTTACGTTAGAAAACGATTATAAAGACGAAGATAAGATACAAGTTGGAGGGAGAGACTACTACTAATGGAAACATCTAATAAACCAGGATATTACGGTAATCAAGGAAGAGAAGAAAAAACAGGTATTTTACAAAATATTAAAAAAGCTGTTAATTGGAGTACGGATGTAAGAGACAAAACATTTGATTATTATGGTGGACAAGCAAAAGATGCCTGGAACAGTTATGATAGACTTGCTAACGCTCAAACATCTAGCTTTTCAAATAAGGCCCAAAAAATAGCGATGGCCGGTCAAGACGTATTAGGGCATGGTTATAATTTAGGAAAGGAAGTTCTAGACTTATCAGGAAATGTGCTAGCAGGTTCTCTTGCTTTAGGAAATCAAGGAAAAAATGCTTTCCAAAAATATGCGCTTGGGATGGACACTGATGTAAAAGGAATGGGCCAAGCAACTAAAACAAATCTTCAGGATTACGCCTCTGGAATAGCTGATTTTTTAAAAATATCAAAATTCTTACCAAAAGGTGCGCCACGAACAGATATGTATAAAGATGGTATGTTTGCACCCGATAAATATAGCCCTCTTTCAGAAAATGGAAAGAGTACTTTCAATTCATGGAAAAATTCAACAGGATTTAATACATCAGCAAATAAATCGCGTATAGACATGATGACAGAAAAGGACATGGAATCTTTTACCCCTGAAGTAGCTTTTTCTCAATATAAAGAATGGTTAACTTCCGATGATTTCAATTCCCGTTCAAATGAAGAAAAAAATTCGATGCTTAGCGACAGGCAAAAACTTTTTGAAGCTTACTATAATGAGGCGTCTAAAGGACATAGAAATTACTATGATACTAAAAATGAATGGAAAATTGCGGGTAAAGATTATGCAGATTGGTCTTCCCAACAATACAGAAACGAAATGATAGGTAAATACGGCAAGTATGAATTAGACGGCTTCGATTTGGCTCCAAATATATCCCCTTATGAAGATATTAGTACAACAATGAGCTTGGCTAATAATGATTACATGGAGGCGTATAAAGCAGCTGGTGGCTACGGAGAAGGTGATAACCAATATCAATTAAGTAAAATTGGAGCACCTACAGAGTTTGATTATGGTATGTTTGACCGTTCGCCCGTGGTTGATGGCCCAGGTATTACAAAAAAAGACCTCATCCCCGAATACGAATACAATACAGACGAATCAGGAATATTCGCCAATAATCCTATTAATATTTTACCAGAACTATTCCTAGGAGGAAAAGCATTTACTAAAGCTGGTAAGAGATTAAATGCGTACGCTCAAAGCCTACCTCATAGTAAATATGCAAGAGAAGCTTTCCCAGGAACCCTGCAATGGGGGAATAAAGACTTTGGATTTGAAAAAACAGGTAATTTTTGGAAAGATAGAATTCCACAAGGTATAAACCAGTTTAGAAAAAAAGGTGGCCAATTTGGTATAGGTGTGTATGGAGTGGATCAACTTTTAAGTGACGATTAGTCATGAGTAAAAAAAGAGCAGTCCAAGGATTAATGTCTTTAGTTAGAAAAGATGTTAAAAGAAAAGCTGAAGTTGAATTTTTAAAAAACCATAATGTAAGTCAATCAACATTAGATAATGATTTTTTTAGAAGTAATTATCAACCATTATTGGATAATTATGAGTCTAAGATATCCAACGCTTATCAAGCTCCTCCTACACCTAAAGAAATACCAAGAAATTATAGTCTAACAAAAGCGCAAGCTGAAGATCTTGCAGGAGAACAACAAGTAGACAATTTTTTTAATTCATGGTTAAATGAAGAAAATGCTAGAGCATCAGAAGCTTTAAAGGGTCCTAATAAAAAATTTAACAGACCTTATGATGTTAACCCTAACGCAAAAAATTTAAGATACGAAAAAGATATACCAGGAGAAAGACCAAGACTTTCTCAATCTGGAAAGTACGGTAGAAAACCTAGGTCCTCGAGCCCTTACTTAGAAGCAGTATCTAGCAATACTGGAATAAGAAATGCCTATAAAACAATGGACCCTAAAAAAGAGCACAAGTTAATTAGAGCACACGCGTTAGAACAATCTGCAGTTAGAAAACTAAAAAATAACGGTTTTGATTTACCTAAAAATTTTTCTATTTATGAAATGATTCCAGAAAAACATTTAAATTATATTATGGGTGAATCATTAGAATTTGATCCAAGGTATGCGCAGTCATTATCTACCCAAAGAAGAAACAAAAAACATGAAACAATTGGAGGAGATCTAATTGTGCAATTAGTTAAAAAATATAAAGCACTAGGGTATAACTTTAAACCTAATAAAGGTGAAAAAAGAGGTGGAGAATGGATTAAAGATAAAACATTAATTCCTTCCTCTAACGAAATAAAAAAAATAAATAAAGAGATTGATAAATTAACTAAAAAATTAGATGATATAAAAATACCTACAATGTTTTACAATCCTGCTAAAAATCAAATGAAATATTATGGTAAGGGGCCAGATAATGTATCTATGGATTTAAGAAAAGATGTTATGGAAAAAGGATATTCTAAAGGTGGAGTTATTAAAAATATTCTCGGCAGCGCTACTGATATGTCTAGACGTAGTTTTTTAAAAGGCGCTGGAGCACTAGCTGTATCCACGGCCCTACCAATGCGAACTGTCACTAAAATGTTGCCAAAAGTAGCAGAACAAGCAGCAACACGTTTTGCGCCCCCTTGGGTTAAATCCATGATAAGTGTTTTAGAAAGTATGCCTCCTAGTTCAGCGCTTAAAGGACACACACTTCCTAATGGGACATTAATTAGATCCACAGGAAGAGCCACAGATGATTACCGTGGTAAAAAGCAAGAATTTGAAGTTACAAATTCAGATGGGTATAAAGTTCCTTTAAATTTATTTAAAGAAAAAGATGGTAACATACATGTAGAGTTTGATGTTCGTGACGAGTTTAAAAATAACCAACATATCTACATGGATAAAAAAACAGGACAAGTAGAAATAGTTGATGAAAATTTTTACATGACGGGTCCAGAAGATTATGCTAAAGACGACCCAATTTCATGGGATGTAACAACACCTTCACAGATGAAAGATTTTGAAAAGAAAGCGGGTATAATGACAGGTGACGGAGATGATTATCTTAAAGACTACATGTCAACACCCGAAGACGGTAGTTATTCTGACTTATTTGAAAGCTTTATTGATTCTTTCTCACCTTCTGGTAATATCTTTCATACTAAAGCAAATGCTTTAAAAGAAAAAGTAAAAAAGATTACAGAAAAAAACAATACAAAAAAGATTACAGAAAAAAACAATATAAAAAAGGAAATAAGCGAATTGGACTGGGAATCACAATTTAGAGGCGGTAATATGCACGGATATAACCACGGGGGTCTTGCTAACGCAAAGGATAAAGTTGGAATGTTCTTTAATCCTCCAAAATACGAGGAACTTGCTGCACAAGCTAATAACTGGCTGGCACTACAAGGAAATGATCAATGGGAAGGTCTGTCAAAAGATCAATCAAGACATCCCAAACTTTTAAGTTTTGATAATCCAGAATCCGGCATAAGAGCATCAATTATCAGTTTAGCGTCGCGTGCAGCAAGAACAAACAACAGCCCTAAAATTAGTCTTAATCAAATATTTTTTGGTGAAAGCCCATGGGCAGAAGATCAAGGATCTTACAGAAAATACTTTAAAGATTTAGATATTCCTACTAATACAATTTATGATATGTCTAACCGCGAAAGTGTTAACTCTTTAATTAACACACTTTCACGAATGGAAATGGGTAAAACAGATTATGAGTCTATTGATTCTGACCAAAGAAACCATATAATAAATAACGGAATTGATATGGCATATGAAAGATTGATTGATCCAGACTACACTTATTCTTCCACGTATAAAGATAAATTTAATAATGGTGGATTAGCTAGAAGACCAGAAGCTCTACCTCCTTTAAGAGGACCAGATCCTATGGGCGATGCTTTAAATAAAGCAAGAAATAATCCTGGCGAATACATAGGCTCTAATTTTATTAGGAGTATGGCTAAAGGCGGATTACTTAAAAAAATTCCTAAAGTGTTAGGTAATTTAAGTAATTACAAAGCAAAAATACAGGGTGAGGTAGATCAAATGTACCGAGCACCAAAAGGACCTTATGGTATAATGGACGAAAATGGTTCAAGAGTATTACCTTCTGAATTTGGAACCATAGAAGAAGCAAAAGGTGCTCTAGATGAACTTGCAGGATTAAGGACACAAGATGCATCAACCTTTAGAATATTTGGTGCGCGTCCACCTAAGGATGCAGAAGGTGTAAGTAAAGCTGCACCAATAGTAGATATAGGCATGGTGGGTAAAAAACTACCGCCAGAGGAATCAGGGGCTATGTTTTGGAACTCACGCGAGAAAATAATAAATGCACCCTCAGAAGCTATGCAAGGACACCAATGGTTAGACTTTATGAAACGTGGTAAACACGGAATATTAAATCCTAGAGGATTACCTATTATTAAAGACCAGGAATTAAATGATACATCATTAGCGCCTTACTTATCACAAATGGGTAAACAAATTATATCTAAAGAAAAACTTGTAAAAGAGTTTGATGAAATGGCACCTACTTTTGATGTGACTGTTTTAGGAAAGGAAACTGGTTCGGAAATGTTTAGGAATGTTGCAAAAAAACTACAAAGAATAGACACACAAGCTTATCGTAATCCTCAAATAAAAGGATTTTTTGATTATATGAAAGATGTTATTGAGCCTCTACAAGGAGGAACCAAAGAAGAAAAAGTACTAATAGGAAATAAAATTAATCAAATGATTGAAAGAAACTTTGGTATTAAAAATGCTTTAGAAGATGGGCTACCTCAAAGGTTCCCTTTTGAGGTAAAACAAATTATTCAACAACTATCCGCGGGCCTAGGAAAAAGAGCATCCGGATTTGATAAATACACAGGTCAACCTGTACATGAAGGGACACAAACCCTAGGAGGTGGTGATAATTACCGTGAATTTTTATTTACACACAAACCAGGCAAATTAAGATCAGCAGAACCAGGATATAAGTATGCCCATGATTTTAATCTTACTCCTTCCCAAAGAGAAGGAGGTGTAGTTCATACACGTGTATCTGATAGAACAGATCAGTTTGGCAGAAGAATATTACATATAGAAGAAATACAATCTGATATGCATCAAAAAATTAATATGGCCCAAAGAGCTCTTAAAAAACAGAATGCGGAATTTGAAAAGCAAGGTGTAACTCCAGAGCAAGCATACGAAAAAATGGGTACTAGGCAAAAAGAAGATTACCGGGATATGGTAAAGCAGAGTAAATATGCTCCACGGCAAGATCTTAAACTTGAAAAAGAAATAAACGCTAATGAGCAACAGATGCGTTTACTACAGGCAAAAATAGAAGATTTAGTAACAAAACCTCAAAATAAGTCTACCCAAACAAGATTAGTAAGACTTAATAAAGAAAGAGCTAAAATTAGAAAAATTTTAGAAGATGAAAAAACAAAATTAGCTGAGTCTACTAATACAAGCGGAATACCTGAAGGACCATTGAGAAAAACTGAAGATTATAATGAATTTGTTATAAAATACTTATTGCGTGTAGCAGAAGAAGGAGGTTATGATGGATTGTCAATTTCTACTCCAGCTATTAAAAATCTTAATATTCGACCAGGTGGAAGAGACTTTATAGGCAACTTAACATCTTATGGCCCAGTTGCTAATGGAGCTATGAAAAAAGCAGCGAAAAAAAGTAATGCAAAACTTATGAAAACATCTATAGTGGATGATAATAAAAGGGGATGGGAGATTCCAATGATATTAATTAAAGGTGACAACGTTGCAAAAGAAACTATAAAGAAGGGAACACCCCTGTATAAAAAAGGTGGTTCAGTGAAAGGGAAGAAATAATGGCAGATGAATCAAAAAATAATATAGAGAGAGCCTTAGGTTCTTTAACTGATGCTCTAGAGGTAGAGCCTACAGGACAAGAAATTCAATTAGAAGATGATGTAGTTGAAAAAAATGTAGAGATAATGGAGGACGGAGGTGCTCTTATAGGGGAACAATCTGGAGAAGAATTAGATACAGCCAACATACCCCATAATGCCAATTTAGCAGATTACATAGATGACACGGAATTAATGAGATTTTCCGGTGATCTAATAAACGATTTCGAAGCGGATAAAGATTCAAGGAAAGACTGGGAAGATTCCTATGTTAAAGGCCTTGATATGTTGGGATTCAAATATGAAAACCGAACACAGCCCTTCGAAGGAGCGTCCGGGGTCGTACACCCCTTACTCGCAGAATCTGTAACACAGTTTCAGGCACAAGCGTATAAGGAACTTCTCCCCCCAAGCGGCCCCGTACGAACTCAAGTTATCGGACTCTCCACTCCAGAAGTACAAGACCAAGCAAAAAGAGTTCAGCAGTTTATGAACTACCAACTCACAGAAGTGATGCAAGAGTATGATCCAGATATGGATCAACTACTTTTTTATCTACCGTTGTCCGGCTCTGCATTTAAAAAGATTTATTATGATGCGCTTTTAAAGCGTGCGTGTGCTAAATTTATAACAGGAGAAGATCTAGTTATAAATTACATGGCTACAGATTTAGAAAACGCAGGAAGAATTACGCATGTTATTAAAACAAGTGGTAATGATATTCGAAAACAACAGCTACAAGGATTTTATAGAGACATTGCAATTACAACAGGACAGGTAGAAACTAGTGAAGTAAAAGAAAAAGTAGATACATTAGAAGGTCTTCAACGTGAATACGGGCAAGATGAAGATGAGCATACTCTTTTAGAAATGCACGTTAATTCTGATGTCCCTGGATTTGAGGATGAAACTGGGGTTAAGCTACCTTACATTATTACAATAGATCAATACTCTGGTGAAATATTATCCATAAGAAAAAATTGGAAAGAAAAAGACCCAGATTTTAGAAAAATATCTTATTTTGTACATTACAAATTTCTACCAGGACTAGGCTTTTATGGCTTTGGTTTAATACACATGCTTGGTGGATTATCAAGAACAGCAACAAGTGTTTTACGACAATTGATTGATGCAGGAACTTTAGCTAACTTACCAGCAGGATTTAAAGCACGTGGAATGCGTATTCGTGATGATGATACGCCATTACAGCCTGGCGAATTTAGAGATGTGGACGTGACAGGAGCTTCTATTAAAGAATCCCTTATGCCACTTCCTTATAAAGAACCTTCACAAACTTTATTTCAGTTGTTAGGATTTGCAGTTGATGCTGGAAAATCTTTCGCTGCTATCGCTGACATGAAAATGGGCGAAGGTAACCAACAAAACCCTGTAGGAACTACTCTAGCTTTATTAGAGCGTGGAACTAAAGTAATGAGCGCTATACATAAAAGGCTACATTACGCTCAGAAAATTGAATTTAAGCTACTTGCTAAAGTATTTCAATTGTATTTACCCCCAGAATATCCTTATCAAGTAGTTGGTGGGAACCAAATGATTAAGCAACAAGATTTTGATGATCGTGTTGATGTTATACCAGTTTCAGATCCAAACATATTTTCAATGGCGCAACGAGTTACATTAGCGCAACAACAACTCCAATTAGCTACAGCCAACCCTGGATTACATAATATGAGGGAAGCTTACAGAAGAATGTATGATGCTATGGGAGTAGATAATGTAGATTCTATATTAAAGCCAGACCCAGAAATACCGCAACCAATGAGCCCCGCAACTGAAAATGCAGGAGCTATGAACAGCAAACCACCAAAAGCTTTTCCACCACAAGATCATCAGGCGCATATACAAGCACACGCAGAATTTATGTTTACAAGAATGGTTCAAATTAACCCCCAAATTTATTCACTTCTCCAATCACATATTTGTGAACATATATCATTAATGGCTGGCCTTATGGTTCAAGAAGAATTTAAACAGCAAGATGAACAATTAAAGCAAGCAAAACAACAAGCACAGCAAAATCCTCAAATGGCTCAACAAGTAGAGCAACAAATGGAACAGCTAATTAATCAGAAGGCTGCTAAACAAGCAAAAATTGAAGCTGAGATGACTAAAAAATTAGCCGCTGACGAAGAAGCTAGGATGAGTAAAGAAGCCCAAGATCCTCTTGTTAAACTTAAACAACAAGAATTAGATTTAAAGGCTATGGAAACTCAAATGAAAGTTCAAAAAGATATGATGGTAGAAGGACAAAAAATAGATATCGAAAGAGATAGACTAGAAACTGAAGCTACTATTGATGTAATGAAAATGGCTGCTGAAGTTAACAAAGAAGATTCAGATGAAGCTATGATCTTATTTAAAGAAAACATGATCAACTCTAGGGAAGCAATGAAATCAAAAGCAGATGAAAAAATAGCGAGGGCAAATGGACGATCAAAAACTAAAGGAGATTAAATACAAAGTAGGTAAGATAGCTTCCTCAATGAAAAAGATTGAAGATGCCGCTCACAGTGAGATAAAAAACCACGATGATTATCTACAGGTTTGTGGTGCTATGCTAGCTGTTTGTCGTAATATGTATGTAAGTGCTCTTGGAACTGAAGGAGCTGCTCATATGTTTGCTGCAGTTGCTGATACTTTTATTGTACAAGAAGAGTTTATAAATGAGTTATATCCTTCTTACACAAAATCGACTATACATTAATGCCTTTTAAATCAGAAAAACAAAGAAAATTTTTGTGGGCAAATGAGCCCTCTGTTGCTAAAAAATGGACGAATGAACATGGGAGTAAGCCAGTGAAAAAGAAAAAAGGTGGAACTATTAAAAAGAATATGGGTGGAACTATGGCCCCTAAAGTGGGTGCTAAGAAATTTCCTGGTACGTCAGTGGGATTTCAACAAGCTCAGAAAACTGCTAAAGCAACTGGTCAAAAAATGACTATGCGTAAAGGTGGTAAGGTTAAAAAAAGGAGTTAATATGAAGTTATTAAAAGATTTATGGGCGCACTTAAAAGAGTGGAGTGACTGGGGAATCAAAGACTGGGTAAAAGCCGGTATAGTTGCCCTAGTAGTCGTTGTAATTTTAAAATCAGTAGTAGGAATCTAAATGGTTTCTCGTTTTACTGAAAGAGATAATGTAAGGGACAGAGCTCGTGGTCAATCCGCGAGCTACGCCCCAACCACAAGAAATCAACGAAGAGAACCTAATAGATTTGTTCAAGGAGTTAAAAATTTTGGCAATGATGCGCGCCAAATGGGTTCAGATTTTAGCGGTGCTCTTCAAAATAATCCAGTTACAAATACTATACAAAAAGGCGTGGATTACGGTCGAGATAATATTATGGAAAAGTTTCCTAGTTTGATGGGCGCTGCTATGACGGGTGTCAAAAGCGTGGCTCGTACCGCGGGAATGTTTGGACAAAACAGAAAATATTTTGATGGTAATTGGCTGGACGATAAAATTCCCGATAATGTTATAGACTCTATGATGACTCAAAAAGATAAAGATTTTTATGATAAGTATATGATGCTTGCTGAACGAGAACAAGATAGAACAAGGAAAGATGAATATTTAGCTACGGCAAAAACTGCAAAAAGAAATGCGCAAAACACAGGGAGACTTAATTACGCATTAAGTCAAATTGATCCAGACAATGAATACATAAACTCAGCAGGGCTTCCTTCCTACTCACAAGATTTATTTGGTGAAGGGTATGGAAGATTAAACATGGATGCTTTTAGAGAAGCTATGGGTATGGGTGAAGGAATTTTAGGAGGATTATCGGAAGAAGATAGAAATGGAGAAGTTTTAGAAAATTATGCTCAACAAACGTTTAGGCCTAATATGGCAGATGTTGCAGGACCAGCAGGACCAGGAAGTGGACCAATATTTTATGATAGATCAGAAGAATTAGATGGTGACATTTCAGATGGTGACATTTCAAGAGAAGACCGATTACAAGCACTAGTAGAGGAAGAACAAAGAAGAATAGATAATTTTGAAACAAATGCTTACTCAGATATTTTAGATGATGCGATTGAAAACCAATGGCCTACAGTACAGGGACAAATGGACGACCCCTTTGCTGATATAAGCGCAGGGGCAGCAGGGTTATATGGTGGTAGTATGACTGAGGAAGAAAAGTACTTGCAAGAAAGAAAGAGAATGGATGAGTATAAGAAATTCTATATGAATCAAGGTGAAATGGATAATCCATTTTATGGTACTGCTCCAGAACCGTATCCAATGCCTTTTGACGATTCAAATAGAGAACAAGGAATTATGGACCAGCAATACCAAAGTCCTATAGGGCCAAGGGATGACCCTTCTCGTAGACCTAACATGATGAACGTTTCAGGAAGAGGAATTAACCGTGGGTTATTTCCATATCCAGGATATAATGACCCAGTTAATATAGAGCAATTTGGTAGAGGTGAGATACCCTACGGTTTT